AAAGCCATCAGCAGCATCCCGGCCAGCGAACCCCCCATCGTCTACGCCCGCAGCGGCGTCGCCCCCAACACCCTCATGCAAGGCGGATCCGACCCCGGCGCCTACATGCGCGCCTACGGCTCCTCCGGCACCGTCTTCTCCATCGTCTCCATGCTCGCCAGGCAGACCGCGAAAGTCGACTGGCACCTGTTCCGGCAGGCCCCGCAGGACGGCCGGCGCCGCTACACCACCGGCGACAAGGGCTCAGACCAACGCACCGAAGTCATCCAGCACCAGGCCATCCAGCTGTGGAACAACCCGAACAGCTTCATGTCAGGGTTCATGTTCCGCGAGCTCAACCAGACCTACCTCGACCTGACCGGCGAGTCGTACATCGTCGTGCAGCGCGCCAAGGGCGCCAACTTCCCCACCGGACTGTGGCCCGTGCGCCCGGACCGGATCGAGCCGGTGCCGTCCTCGGACAAGTTCCTCGCCGGCTACGTGTACCGCGGGCCGTCCGGCGAAGCGGTGCCGCTGCAGCCCAACGAAGTCATCATGACGAAGTACCCCAACCCGTACGACATCTACCACGGGCTCGGGCCGATCCAGGCGATCCTCGTCGACATCGACGCCAGCAAGTACTCGGCGCAGTGGAACCGCAACTTCTTCCTCAACTCCGCCACCCCCGGCGGCGTCATCCAGGTCGACAAGCGCCTGTCCGACGACGAGTGGAACGAGTTCACCAACCGGTGGCGCGAGTCCCACCGCGGCATGGGCGCCGCCCACAGGGTCGCCGTCCTCGAGCAGGGCGCACAGTGGGTGCCCAACGCCCACACGATCCGCGACATGGACTTCGGCAACCTCCGCAACGTCTCCCGCGACGTGATCCGCGAAGCGTTCGCCATGCACAAGGCCATCCTCGGCACCACCGACGACGTCAACAGGGCCAACGCGCAGACGGCCCAAGAGCTTTTCGAATCCTTCCTGGTCACCGACCGGCTCGACCGGTGGGCCGACACCCTCAACTGCTTCTACCTGCCCCTGTTCGGCCCCACCGGCCAGGGCGTCGAGATGGACCACGACGACGCCGTCACCGCCAACCGTGAAGCCGACGCCACCGAGCTCGCAAGCAAGGCCACCGCCGCGCAGGTCCTCGTCAACTCCGGGTACGAGCCGCACGACGTCCTCGAGGTCGTCGGACTGCCGGACATGGACGTCGTCGAGAAGGCGACGCAGGCGCCGGCGCTCCCGCCCGGATGGGTCTCGCCCGGGACGCCGACGCCGGGCGAGTCCCCGGCCGAGCCGAAGATCCCCGGCAGCGGCGGGGGCGAGTCCGGCGCGCACGGTCGAACTGATGTGCGAAACGCCGCTCAGCAGCAGACGCAGCAGGTCGACCTGTCGCAGATGGACGCGCAGCACGCGAAGGCGTCCGCCGCGCTCGCCGCCGCGTTCCTCCAGCAGATCACCCCCGTCTGGCGTGCCCAGCTCATCGAGCAGATCCGGCAGGCCATCGCCTCCGGCAACATCGCCGCCCTGGCCGCGCTCGCCATCAGCCCCGCCACTGCACAGGCCCTGATCGCACAGGCCATGACCGTGTTCGGTCAGGTCTCCGCCGAACAGGCCAGCCGCGAAGCCGCAACGCAGGGCGCAGACGCGCCGCCGATGACCCCGAGCCAGCAGCAGCTTCAGGCGATCGCCGCCGTCACCGCGGCGCTGCTCGCCGCCGACCTCGCCACCACCGCGGCACGCGAAGCCGCCCGGGCCGCAGGCGGCCAGTCCAACCCGGACCCGAACCAGATCGGCCAGCACATGGCCCAGTTCCTCGCCGGCCTGTCGACCGCGAGTGTCGCCGCGCACCTGGCCGCGGCGCTCGCCGCCGCACAGAACCAGGCCAGGCACGCCACCTTCACCGCCGGACCGCGCTGCGAGCTCGTCGCCTCCGAGGTCAACGACACCAACACGTGCCCGCCCTGCGACGCGATCAACGGCCACTCCTTCGGCTACAGCGACGACCCGGCCGCCGTCGACGCCGCCGCAGAGGCATACCCCACCTCCGGCTACATCGGCTGCCAGGGCCTCGAACGCTGCCGCGGCGCACTCGCGGCGATCTACAGCAAGCAGCCCGCGGCCGAGCCGCAGCCGACCAGTGCGTTCCCGTCCTGGTTCGCCGACCTCCCGCAGCCCATCACCGCATCCAACGGCCACAACCACATGGCAGGTGCACGATGACCACCTACCCGATCCGATGCCACCTGCGGGCCGAAGCCGGCACCACCCGCGTCGAGGTCTACGACGACATCGGCCAAGGCGGCTGGACCGGCGGCGGCCTGACCGCAGGCGACTTCACCGCCCGGCTCGCCGACGTCAAGGGCCCCCTCGACGTCCACATCAACTCCGGCGGCGGCTCCGTCAAGGACGGCACGGCGATCGCCAACGCGATCCGCGGCCACAAGGGCCCGACGCGCACGATCGTCGACGGGATGGCCGCGTCGATCGCGTCGGTCATCATGCAGGCCGGCCAGGAGCGCGTGATCCAGCCCGGCGCCATGGTGATGATCCATGACGCGTCGTCGGAGTGCTACGGCAACGCCGCCGACATGTCGAAGATGGCCGCGGACCTCGACAAGCACTCCGACAACCTCGCGAGCATCTACGCCGCCCGGGCCGGCGGCAACCCCGCGCAGTGGCGCGACGCGATGCGCGCAGAGACCTGGTACACCGCCGACGAGGCCGTTGCCGCGGGCCTGGCCGACAAGGTCGGCACGGACACCGCGGCGCTGCCGACCGACTTCGGCCTGGCCGCCTACCACCCGGTCCCGGACCGGATCGTCGCCCGGCTCAAGGAGATGCCGCGCCGCGAGATCCGCGCCGCGTACACGCCGCAGCCCTACACCCACGAGTCGTGGGAGAACGTCAAGTGCCCGGTGTGCGGCAAGTTCTCCGACGACGACGCCCGCTACTGCGGGCAGTGCGGCATCGAGCTCGCCGGCCGCGACGACGTCACCCTCACGCGGACCGCCTCGAAGGCCACCGACGCGGCGTCCGCAGCGTTCCGGGCCGCTGCGGGCGCACCGGATGAGGGTGAGGACGCCCCGGACGAGGAGGGCCCCGTGTGCAAGATGTGCGGCGGCCGCGGTCGGCTCAAGCACCAGTCGACCGGCAAGAACTCGGTGAAGTGCCCGGGCTGCAACGGTACCGGCCACGTCACCCCGGACGACGAGCCGGAGGAGCCCGAGGACGAGCCCGACGGCAGCGCGGCCCTGCATCGGCAGGCGCTCGCGTGGCTGCGCCAGACCCCGGGGGTCCGTGACCCGAACACGCCGCCCGCGGCGGACGCGGTCACGGTGATGGCGCAGGCGCTCGTCGCGGCCGGATTCACCCCCGAGGCGCTGCTGGCCGCGGCGGAGGTCGACCAGTCCGACTGGGACGGGCCGAAGGCCATGTCGATGGCCGCGAAGAGCAGCGACCCGGCCGCGGCCTACAAGGAGATCTGCGCCGGCACGAAGGCGGGCGACCCGTCGAAGCAGTCCTCGTGGGCGCTCCCGTACCGCTACCCCGGCAAGCCGATCAACGCCGCGGGCGTGCGCAATGCGCTCTCGCGGCTGCCGCAGACCGAGGGCCTGACGAACAAGGCCGCGGCGCAGGCGCTCCTCGAGCGGCTGATGAAGCAGATCAACCCCGACTACGACGGCGGCGAGTCCAGCAACGCCATGCCGACGTGGATCCACAACACCGCACCGGAGGTCCCGGCGTGGCTGAACTCCGCCAAGGAGGCGAAGTGACGACTCTTACCATCCCCGACTCCCCGGCGGGCCTCGCCGACGCCCTGAGCGACAAGTCCGTGCTCAAGGAGCTGTGGGACTCCAAGGAGAACCTCCAGAACTACATCGAGGGCTACGCCAAGCAGAACCTGAAGGCCAACCAGGGCGAGTTCGAGGCCCAGATCAAGGAGCAGACGCAGCTCGTCGTCGCGAAGATGCTCAAGGAGAACGGCGGCAGTGACAAGCCGCCGGTCGACTTCGCCGGCGACAAGGCGCACCAGCTCGCCCCGCACCTCAAGAGCCTGCCGTCCGGGTGGCGCAAGTCGCTGTACAACCGGCGTGCGCCGGGGGCGGCGGCGGACGGCATCTTCGACGACGCCTCCGAGTTCTTCCGGGCGACCTGGCACCGTGCGGACCGTGCGCGCGACTACGGCGAGCTGCGGCCGAAGCTTGAGCGGCTCCAGGAGATCCAGAACAGCTACGGGTCGGAGGTTCCGGGTTCCGGTGGCTTCCTCATTCCCGAGGAGCTGCGCTCGGAGATCCTCCAGGTGGCGCTCGAGACCGCGGTGGTGCGCCCGCGCGCGACCGTGATCCCGATGTCCTCGCTGCGCGTCCCGATCCCGATGATCGACGACACGAGCCACCAGTCCTCGATCCTGGGTGGTGTCGTCGGGTACTGGACGGAGGAGGCCGCGGGCCTGACCGAGTCGCAGGCCAGCTTCGGCCGAGTCGTGCTCGATGCCAAGAAGTTGACAGCCTACGCGGAGGTCCCCAACGAGCTCCTGATGGACGCCCCGGCGTTCGAGGGCTTCTTCGACGGCACCTTCCCGAAGGCGATCTCCTGGTTCGAGGACAACGCGTTCCTGTCCGGCACCGGGGACGGCGAGCCGCAGGGATTCATCAACTCCCCCGTGTCCGTGCAGGTCGCGGCCGAGTCCGGGCAGCCGACCCAGACCATCGTCTGGGAGAACATCGTCAAGATGTACTCCCGGATGCTGCCGACCTCCCTCGGCCGCGCCGTGTGGATCGCCTCGATCGACACCTTCCCGCAGCTGGCCACCATGGCGCTGTCCGTGGGCACCGGCGGCGGCCCGGTCTGGATCGGCAACATGGCCGGCGGCCAGGGCGGCATGGACACCCCGCCCGCCACGATCCTCGGCCGGCCGGTGTTCTTCACCGAGAAGACCGGCCCGCTCGGCACCACCGGCGACATCACCTTCTGCGACCTGTCCTACTACCTCATCGGCGACCGCATGGAGATGCAGGTCTCCGCCTCCGAGCACTACAAGTTCGCCAACGACAAGACCGCGTACCGGGTGGTCGAGCGCGTCGACGGCAAGCCGTGGCTCCAGTCCGCGATCACCCCGAAGAACGGCGGCCCCACCTTGTCGCCGGTCGTACAGCTCGCCTCCCGGTAACCCACCCCACCCCCTGGCGGCAGTGACGCCCCGCCACCTATCGCATAGCGAAGGAGCAAGGTCATGGCAGGAATGGAAGGGCTCGGCCGGCTGGTCGACGTCGTCCCGATCGCGGCCGGTCAGGCGTTCAAGATGCGCGGCGCGTCCGCGGTCCTGTTCGTGTGCACCGGCGCCGACACGTTCACCGTCACCACGTCCTCGAGCTTCGGCGGCAGCTACGCCACCCCCGGGAACGTCCTGACGCACTTCTACCAGCGCGCGGACACCAACGCGACGCACGCGTGGACCGCGCAGTCGCAGGCCGCGTCCAACGCGGTCGTCCAGGCGAACGCCGGCTACACCACCGCGTTCGAGGTGCTCACCTCGATGTTCACCGACCCCGAGGCCTACATCAAGGTCTCCGTGGCCAGTGGCGGCCTCGTCACGGCGATCCTGCACGACCTCACCGTGCAGCGGCTGCCGCAGAACCTCGAAATCCTCGGGGTCTGATCATGACGACCCTGATTCAGAACAAGGACGTGCGCACGATCAGCGCCGGGCTCGCGCTCACCAACGCGAAGCACGCCACGCTGCCGCAGACCGCGGCGCAGAACATCTTCACCGTCTCCGGCGGCCGCATCCTCGTGGTCTCCCTGACGGGGCAGGTGACCACTGCGATCGGGTCGACGGCGACCACCCTGAAGGTCACCAACACGCCGACGGCCGGGACCGCGACCGACATCGCGACCGCGACCGCGATCACCTCCAAGGAGGTGGGCACCCACATCAGCCTCCCGGTCACCCCGGGCTCGGCGCTGGTCGTCGGCGCGAACGCGGGCGCCGCGGTACAGGTCCCGGGCCACCAGGGGTGGCTCATCCAGCCCGGCACGATCTCGGTGACCACCTCGGCGAGCACCACGGGCGGCATCAGCTACGACCTGGTGTACATCCCGTACGACAACGGCGCGTCCGTGGCGGCGGTCTGACATGGCCCTGTCGACGTGCGGCGGCTGCGGCACCCGGTTCGCGATCGGGCTGCTGCGCTGCCCTCGCTGCGGGACGGTTGCGCCGCTGTACGCCGACCGGGTCACCACCGCGCCCGCGCCCATGGCCGGCGAGCACGGTCCCGAGCTCGCCGGCCTGGGCGCGGGCGCCTACGTGGAGATGCCGTTCAAGCAGCTGCGTGCGGCGGCGAAGGCGCGCGGCCTGTCCGCGGCCGGGACCGCCGAGGCGCTGCGTGCGCGGATCCTCGAGCACGACCGGGCGGAGGACGGTCGGCCGTGAGCTGGTATCAGTTACTTGACATCCGCAAGCACGCGCGGCTCGAGTTCGAACGCGACCCGTACGTCATGGGACCGCCCGAAGCCTGCCCCCGCTGCGGCCAGCCGCTCCTCCCGGGACCCCCATCCGAGCCGGGGATCTGGTTCTGCGACTACGACGGCTGGAAGTGGCCCACCGACTGGACCCGGCCGGAGCCCCCCGCGGGCCTGTACGAAGGCGTCATGGAAGGCCCCGGCTCCTACAGCGGCCTTCCATAGCCCGCGCAGTATCCGATGAACCCTGATGAGCCCTGATGACGATGGACGGCGGTGGACCGAATGGCAGTGACGCGACCGACCTACTGCACGCGCGAGGAGGTCCGCGCCGCGCCGGACGTCACCTGGTCGCCGCGCGCAAACCCGAAGATCGACCGGGCGATCCAGGACGCGGCCGAACGCGTGGAGGGGCAGCTGCACCGGGTCTTCTACAACACCGACACGATCCGGTACTGGGACTGGCCGAACTTCCAGTACGCCTACCCGTGGCGCCTGTGGCTCGACCAGTGGGAGATCGCCGATATCACGGTCAACGTGCCCGTCGTCACCTCCGGCGGCATCGTCATTCCTGCCGAGGCGTGCAACTGGGAGCCGATCAACTCCGGGCCCCCGTTCAACTACCTCGAGCTGCGGCGCGACCTCAGCTACAGCTTCGGCAACGGGCCCACCCCGCAGCGGGACATCGGCATCCAAGCCACCTACGGGCACTGGGTGCGTGCGAGCCCGGCCGGCCAGCTTGCCGCCGCGGTCGCCGACACGACGAGCACCACCATCACCGTGACCGACAGCACAGCGGCCGGCGTCGGCGACAACATCACCGTCGACTCGGAACGGATGCTGCTGACCGACAAGGCGATGGTCACCACCGGCCAGACGCAGCTCTCCGGCCTGAGCACGGCGCAGAACAACGACCAGACCCTGGGCGTTACCG